CCTTCGGCTTTCCATTCATCTTTTGCCGTAGTTTCAGGTAACACACAATCAATATAGTCCAAAAGAATCATATCAATCTGAATACCATCAGCAATCATCTTTCTAACTTGATTTTTGATTTGATTCATTGTAATCGTATCCGAAGCCATCTTTTTAAGGACAAGTTTGTTTTTCATAGTTTCCCTAATCTCAGTAACTTTGGATAATACCTCATCTTTGTGTTCCGCAAGTTTGTCTGGTTCGATTCCCGTCCAAATTGTGAAATGTTTCCTTTGGATAATTTTAGGGTTGTCTTCAAAAAATATTTGTAGAACATTATATCCCATATTGAACGCAGTGTTTGCAATTTTGGTTAACACCGTTGTGTTATGAGTCAATACATAATCTCTTGTAACATACAATTCATCAGGATTAGATACTTTTATACAAACTGCTTCTTCATCATGAGAATAGACAATTGACTTTACATATTTTTGTTCAACATATTTGGTTCTTTTATAATATCGACTAACCTTTCTTATCAACTTGAATGGAACTATTTCATTTGCGAAAGACATTGTAATAGTATACGCCAACTGCCCTTCCTTTTTTTCTCCATTATATGTGTATTTAGGTATCTTGGTGTTAATTCTAACCGTTCCTCCCAAAGATAAAACTAATTCTCTAATATCCTCAGATAATTGTTTGGAAATTGTTGTATATTGTAATGTCCCTTTTTTATCCACATACCCATCAGTGTCCATTAAACCTTGTAACAAAGACACTCTTACATTTAATGAATTATATAAATAATCTTTAGGTATAAATTTATTGTTAGATTTCTTATTTAATAGATTATATACCTCAAGTCTTTTTTTAATTTGTCCTTTGAAATTTATAGATTTGATACTTTTAGTTTCTGTTCTAAAGTATTCATTATATGAACAATGTTCCTCTAAATGAGAAATATTATCAAATATTTCATCATCTTTGGTTGATATTTTAACACCTCCATCACAAATACTACCATCACCCAACAGTAATCCAAGTAGATATGGGTCAATAGAAACCTCCTTACTTTCAAACTCAACCGGACTTACAACAGGTAATCTGTAGTTGTATCTACCTCTCTTTTTTATATCCAGCATCATATCTGAGGTTTTAACAACTTTGTAACCATAATTAGGTTTATAAACCCCTTTACCTTGTTTATCCCTCGTTTTGGCAGTTCTCATATTCAATGTATTTACACTCCAAAGATGTTCCTCATCACAATTAACAAATGTATTATCTGTAAACTCTATCTTATATATGGGTCTAACACCTTGTGGATATACTCCTAAAACATATTGTTCTTTTCCATCACTACCGATTACTTTATCTCCAACTTTAATTTTTCCCATAGTTGTCCAACCTTTGGGTGTTAAAACTGGTTCAGAAATACTTAAACTCTTACCAACACCTGTCGGGGCTAGTATAACTCCAATTTCACCTTTTGCCAAACCACCTTTCAATAATCTATCAATACCTGTAATCCCCATTGGTATTGGGTGTCTATAATCCTCCTCCAACACAGTATCCAATTCTGAAAAGACATCAGATACATTTTTCTCAACTTCTCCAACTTGTAATGCTTCCCTAACAAGACCTTCAACTTTATCATAAGACTCAAAATCACCTTCAGATATAATCTTTTGTGCTCTGTCCATAGCCTTTTGTAATTCTTGTTGTTTACAGAACTTCAAGGCTTTTTCCTGAACAAACATACTACCTTCAAAAGGTGAGTCTTTTACTTGTTTGAGTGTATCAAGAACAATTTTTGCAACCAACTCTTGAGTGATTTCAGACTTCACAATCTGTTCCAAGGTTTCAAAATTGGGTGTTGAGTCATACTTTTTATAATATTCCTTTATCATCTGTAAGATGATTTTGAAATATTTGTTATCGAAATAATTAGTTTCAATAACTTCGATAATTGATTGCGAGAAATCCTTATCGACTATTATTTGATTCAGTAATTGTATTTGAAACGTATTACCGAGATAGTCAAAATTTTTGTTCATAATATAAAAGTGATGAGTTGTATCTATTAAATACTTACTTACTTAGGTCAAAGTTCAAATACTGATAAGTTAAATTTTTACTCGAAAAAATATCCGTGAGTTCCCTCATAACTTCTTTCAAGAAAGGTCGAACATCTACTGTGTAACGAACTTTAGGTGGGAAAAGTTTACCATCGAAAATTCTATGTGTTAAAATTTGGTCTCCAACTTTAACATATATGTTAAAATTTTCAGGTCCATCTGTGTATGAAGTTTCCATAATTGTTTGGTCATACATAATCGATTCTTGATTGTCGAGCATGTAAGTTACAGTCTTCATTTTGAGGTAATACTGCAGTTGTTCTTTGAACGTTTTGATGAACTCATAAAGTTCAAGTGAATTCTTAGACTCAATATTAAATCCTCTTACATTAAAAAATCTCTGAACAACAATATTATCACTCAGTGTCAACAGCAATTCCATTTTTGTGCTATCCTGTTCTCTCATATTAAATTTGGTTTTATAAATTAAATTAACTTTCTTTTTTCTTTTCTAATTAATTTCATGAAAGGTCTCATAAAATTTACCCAAGCTTCATCATTTTTAGGTAGATATTTGAACAACCCATCACTCATCATCATCCTCATCAAATTTTTATATCCCCTATTTTCAGGGTCTAAATTTTCTCTGTAAATTTCTTCGACCATCATCTTGCCTTCCTCAGTAATTAAAGGTTCGGACAAATCTACAATCTTTTTATTGATTCGATATAACTCTTCTCCAATTATACCACTTTTTGTCTTACCAGTCAAAAGATTGAACAATGCTTTAGGTATTTTCTTATGTTCGATATTTCGTGCACTATCAAGTATTTCTTCAATAGTGCACGGTTTGTCAATCATTTGAGGGAAGAATTTAATCAAAGTTTTTTCACCTAAACTTTCAACACCATCAATGTTGTCTGACTTATCACCAACAAAAACCTTACATACCAATACATTTTGATGTGGTATATCAACTTTGTTTATGGTAATTTTATCACCATACTTATAATATTGTTTTGTCGTAGGAGAATAAATTGTAACCCTTTCAGAAATAAGTTGAGCTAAATCTTTGTCTGCGGAAAAAATAATAATTTTTTCATCTTTTGCAATTTTACAATAATATGAAATTAAATCATCTGCCTAATTAGATGAAACCTCGATTTGTCTAACAAAAACTTCTTCCAAATATTCTTTGACTCTGTTCCTCTGATTGAGATATGATTCAAACTTATACTCGTTCATATCTTGTCGTCGATTGTCTTTATATTGGGGGTATATTTCTTTTCTAATTGTAGAATTGTCCGAACTATCCCAAAAAACAATTACTTTATCGTGATTATGTTCCTCTAAAAATTTTCTAATTATATTAATAAAATGATAAACCCCACCAATATGGTCACCATCACTAAATAATTCTTTTACTCCATGAAAACCTATCTTAAATAAATTGTTTCCATCAACCAATAAAGTTTTAGTCATTTAGTTTCTTTTCAATATGGTTAAACCATTATTATAATCAATTTTCTCACAAATACTCCATTCTTTATTTTTATCCAGAAATTCCTCAACCGCTTTCCATAAACCCAATCCACCATCTTCACCAACCAAACCCCAAGTCGTAGTGTCATGTAAAGCAATAAATTTTTTGACATACTTAGAATGAAGGTTCAATTCAGTTTTGAGTTGTTGGTAAACATGATAAGTGTCAATAAATAAAAAATCAGTTTCTTCTATTTCAATTTGTGTTGTATCACCAAGGATAAAATCATAGTTAATATTATTTTGAGATGCCAACAATTTCAAATAATCTAAACTAACATTAAACTCACTCAAAGGTATAATATCATATGACACAAGTTTTTTGGGTTTGCCCATCATAAGAGCATATGTTGATACAACCCATCTAACACCCATTTCTGTAACATGTTCTGATAATTCAGAATACTTTTTTAATGTAGGAAGTAACAGATTTATATCTGATTCTTCCATACATTTTTGATTGTAAATGTCTTCCAAAGTTTTTAGATACTTCAGAACACTTTCAATATTATACATTTGTTTAGTTTAGTGTTATAAAATTTTGTTACTTTTTTTAATATTTTCTTCCGCCCATAATGGTTGTAAGTTAGTATAATGACATAATTTGTAAAGTTCTTCTTCTGAGGCTGCCGATGATAATGGTATTATGTGATCGATGTGCCATTCACCTCTATTTTCCCAATTCATTCCATCTCTGAATTGTTTCTCCAAATACTCTTTTAAGAACTCAGGAGTACATCCAACAACATCAAAGGTTCTGTTTTTTTTAACTATATTATTTCTAGTTATAAAATCGTATAACCTCTTTCTCATAAGTTGTTTGATGTGAAAAACTGAATCTTGTTTTATTCTTTCTGAAATTACTTTTCTTCTTTTTTCTTTAAGGAATTCTTTATTTTTTTCCTCATATTTTCTCTTATTTATACGAATTCTTTCCGCGTTTTTTTTATCATAAAGTTTTTTTTCATCTTTATGACTTTCGTATCTTAATTTACTCCTGAGTTTATCTTTCTCTTTAACAATTTCATAATTGTTTTCTCGATATCTTTTAGATTTTTCAATCAAAAATTCTTTATTATTCTCATAATAAAGTTTCTTTCTATCTTTAACTTTTTCTTTATTTTCTTTTCTATAATTTTTATAATATAAACTGAAACATAATTTACAATCGTTTCTGTATGTATTTTTAATTGTATTTCTCAGGTTGAACTCACAAATGTCTTTTTCAATCCCACATTTACTGCAAACTTTCTTTTCCATTTTTAATATAATCCGTCAATAGTTTATTAACCAAAGACGACAGGTTGATGTGTTTGTCTTTTAGATGAACTGGTATCCAAGGATCAATTGAAACTGCCAGTTTTACTTTTTTTTCGTTATCAGGTACAAGTCGTCTTCCCATATTAATAAATATCAACAAATTTACAAAAAGTATAATTTTTTATATTAAGTAGGTAAAAAATCTTCTTTTTCTTCTTTAAGAGTAAAATCACCATCTGCCCCTATTATCGTTTTCCAATATTCAGCATATTCTTTTTTATATTTTTCGATAGATGCCTTTTCTTCTGCAGTGTCTTTACCAGAAAGAAATCCATGCGGTGTTACAATAATTTTACCATCCTCAAATCCTAATCCATTTATGTGATTTTTTAGAACTGAAACTTTTGTTCTTGATGCAAACTTGACGGTTCTTTTATCTTTCGTTGCCGTTATTTTAGTTGTTCCCGCACCTTTTTGATTTCCGAATAAAAATACTAAAGAAGAATTCAACCATATTGCTTCACCACCCTTACTCTTAATTCTAGGTTGGCCGAAGGGGCTATCGGGAAGTTCAACCCATGGTTGGTTGATTATTATGAGAGTATTTTCGTTTTTAGATTCTGATTTTCTAGACCCAGATATTCTTTGATTGATACCCATACC